TGTTTGAAATAAAGTTAGTATTTTCTTTAGCCAAGTATTTACAATGTTGAATATCGTTTGTAATTTCTTTAGCTTTATCTTCATTGAATGTTCCTGATCTTCCAGCAGTATCTATTATGGGTTTATAACTACACGCAGATAATAGAGTGCAAGAGATCGCTATAGTAAGTATTGTTTTTTTCATATCTTCTGTCTCTCTCGTTTAAAGAATTGGTTGATGATACTTCAAATGATGAAGTTTAAACTCCAAATCTTTCTTTTGTTCTTTCACTTTGAACAGTCGTCTCAACAAATTTTTTTCCATCTGTTTCTTTCGATCTAACTGCTCTTGCATCCTGAACATTTGTTTTGGTTGCATTTGCTTTCCTTATTTGAGTTACTTGATTTTCCAAGTAACTATCTACAGGATTGATTAAATCATTTTCCTGTAAATTCTTTATTTCTTCTAAAGAACCCAAAGACATATCCTTATGGAATATTCTTTTAAATTGTTTTGATATTTCTTTAGTAAAAGTAGAATTAGTTGGTATTCTCATTTATTGTACTCCTAGTAAATAATCTATGGTCATTTTAAATCCACCCGCAAAAAAATACAATATAATTATTCCGAATGAAATATATTCGAATGTGTCTATTATTTTTTTCATTATGCTGACTCGTTTATTAGATTAAATAATTTATTATGTGGTTTGTAAGGTTGTTTAGTAGAACAGTTTTTACACTCCCAAAAACCAATATGTGTTTCATTTATATATTGTCCATTTAATTTAAAAAGTGCTAAACTATCAACACATTTACAATTTCTTTTAGAATGTTTTTCTCCATTCTGAATGTAATATTTATTCATTATGCTCTCTCCTCATTATTCATTAAATCATCAATTAATTTTCTTTTTTCAGCAAGAAATAAAGAATCTGTTTTTTTAATTTTGTGAGTTTCACAATTTTTATTTGAGCATTTTGAAATAACATCAAAAGCATCATTAGGATAAATCACATCTTCTCCACATTCATAACAAGTAGTCATTTTTTTCTCTCCTTTTTTTTTATTAAACATACCCTAATAAACCATAGTTAAGGTTGTAATGCAATACCTTTATTTATCGCATAAAACCTAGCTTTTTTAACTATTTATTCGCATTAGAGTTTTATTTCTTGATTTAAAAACAAATCAGTTATAAAAAACGAATCAATTAAAGATATGATTATAAATAAAAAGTATGTTAATGAGAGTTGTCGAAAGACAAGTATTTATTTTCATATCAAATACTAATAACTTGGTAACAAGTTCGTGTTGGGTTTTAGCCTCTCTCTCTAAAGCCCAGCACATAACAGGGAGAAAACGAGATGAAACAATTAGATATATTTGAAACTGATTACGAGTCTTGTAATTACACATCAACATCTAAAAAAGCACTAGCCTCAATCAAGCCAAAAATAAAAACTAAAAGAGAACAAGTTTATGATTTGATTAAACTTAAACCTTTAACTAATTATGAAATATCAGATGAGTTAGAGATACCTTTAAGTTCAGCTTGTGCAAGATGCCATGAGTTACAAGAGTTAAATCTTGTGATAGACTCTGGTTTAAAAAGAAAAACTAAATATGGGAAAGATGCAATCGTATGGAAAATAAAATAAATAGAAAAAGAGTTTTAACTGTAATTTCATTGGGTGCTGGAGTTCAAAGTTCTACAATGGCATTAATGACTAGAACAGGAGATTTACCTATTCCTGATTGTGGAATTTTTGCTGATACAGGTTATGAAAGTAAATCTTGTTATGCTTATTTAGAATTTTTAAAAAAAGTTTTACCTTTTCCTGTCTATGTAGTTAAATTTGGAAATATTAAAGAAGATATGTTGAAAGCAAGAGGAACTACTGATTTTGTAGTAGCACCTTTTTATACTCAAGAAACTATTACAGGAAAAAAAGGAATGATTCTACGACAATGCACAAATCAGTACAAAATTCAGCCGATCAAACAAAAAATCAGAGAACTTTGTGGAATTAAAAAAGGTAAGCATTTTCCAAAAGATAAATATGTTGAACAATGGATAGGAATTTCAAAAGATGAAATTGGAAGAATGAAACCAGCTAGAGACCCTTATATTAAAAATAGACACCCTTTAATAGAAGCTAATATGTCAAGACAGGATTGTATTAATTGGTTAAAAAAAAATGAATTTCCATTACCTGAAAAATCAGCTTGTATTTGTTGTCCATTCCATGATGATAAGTATTGGGATTTTATGAAAAAAGAAAGACCAAGTGAATTTGCTGATGCTGTTGAATTTGATAAAGAAATCAGAACAATTAGCAGAAATAAAAACATTAAAAATTACACTCATAAATCATGCAAACCACTAGATGAAGTTGAATTTAGTAAAGAGGATAATCAACTTGATATGTTTGAAAATGCGTGTGAGGGTCTTTGTGGAGTTTAGATGGGAAAGAAAAAAGTAGCAAACAAATTAGAAAAAGAACACTTATCTAAAGTCGCTAGTTTAGGCTGTTTAATTTGTCAGCAACCAGCTATCTGTCATCACATAAGAAATCTTGGAGATGGTAAAGGTAATGTTGGTATTGGAAAGCGATCTAGTCATTTTCATGTAATACCATTATGCCCTGACCATCATGTAGGTAGCTTTAGTATTCATAATACCAAAAGACAATTTGAGTCTATGTATGGAACTGAGGCAGAACTATTACATAGAACACTAAATGAAATTAAGCAATTAGATGAGTCTAATAATCTATTTAACTTTTACGCAACAGAGGAGAAATAATGGCAGAAATGAGAGAAGAACACTTTGAAGTAGTTTCAAGAAATAGAGCAAGAGCCTATGAGAAACAAAAAAAGACAATAAACATAATTAGAACACTTTTAAATAGATATTCAAAAAAACAATTAATAGAAATGATAGAAAGAGAGAGTAAATAATGGCATCAAAAAAATCAGGATATTTTATCTGCTACAGGTCAATATTTCAAGATTCCACATTTAAAAACTTATTACAAGCTAGTTGTTGGATTTATATGATTAGTTCAGCATCACACCAAGATAAGAATTTAAGGTTTTTGGATAACTCAATATTTGTTCGTAGAGGCGAAATGATTATGCCTTTAAGAATTACAGCTAAAAGATTTGCTATGAGTTATAGTGAAATGAGAACCTTTATACTACGGCTTGTGCGTAAGAAAATGATAAGCACAAGAGTCCACCAGCTACAGCCCACCTCTAACCACCCCAACCGAAAAGTAACGATTATTAACCTACTAAACTATGACAAATATCAGTATGTAGAATCCGAGCAACCACCTCACAACCACCTATCGCAACAAGTACTAAATAACAATACTAATACACAAATACTAAATACTGTTGTCAAAAAGTCTAGCAAGGATGATATTATCTATACAGGAGATAGTTATGGTAATTACAAGAAGATATTGAAAAATGGCAAAGTTTATTATAAACACGCATTTGACGATACTAAACCACTTTTAGAAAATATATGATAACTACATCTGCTATGATCTCGGAATTATATACCAAGAAAATTATTGGTAAAAAAAGACCGAAAAAAATCAATGTAAATAAATCTGTTCAGAAAGCTGTTAAAAAATATCGTTTTAAAAAATGAAGTCTATATTGCGAATCTTTAAGTATGCTAGAAAACGCATAATAGCACTTAGTATTGAAAACCAAGTATTAAAAACACAGTTAGAATATTATCGTGCTATAATAGAATCTGATAATTATAATAAACATTAAATGGCTATAAAAAAACCACAATTCGAACATATTTTATATGGCAGAAGTAAAATCAAAGTTATCTTTGAGCCACTTAAAAGTTTAGATGGTTATTTTGAAACCCAGCAAAAACTAATCGTATTGGATAGCCGAATAAAAGGTAAGAGACTATTTAACACAATAATTCACGAGATATTTCATGTTATTGCATATTACTCTAAGCTAAAATTTAAAAATATGAGTGAAGAACAAATGGCTATTAAAGTTGGTAATGGTTATACGGCTATATTTAAACAAAATCCTAAACTGTGGAAATATTTAACAAAACTATTAAAAGGATAATATGAAAAAAAGTAGTGCTTTAGCTTATGTAGGTCATAATGAACGAGGAGATAGGGAAAAAGATGATTTTTACCCAACACCTGAAAATGCAACTCAATCATTATTGGATCGTCAAAAATTTGACGGAGATATTTGGGAATGTGCTTGTGGTAATGGTGCTATGTCTAAAGTTATGATTAAAAATGGTTATAATGTTTATAGTTCTGATTTAATAGATAGAGGATATGGAGATACTGGAATTGATTTTTTACAATCAAATAAAAAAGTTGATAATATTGTTACAAATCCACCATTTAATCTTGCAACAGAATTTACTTTAAAAGCATTTGAGTTATCAAAAAATAAAGTTGTTATGTTATCTAAAATTTCTTATTTAGAGGGTGTAAAGAGGAGAGAACTTATATTTAATCAAAATAAATTAGAAAAAGTATTAATATTTACTAGGAGAGTCCCTTTTAAAAAAGAATCAACTCAAAAGTTGGCTGGTGGTCTAATGGCTTTTGGCTGGTTTATTTATGATGTAAATTATAATGGAAAACCTACATTAGATTGGATATAAACAACAAAATGAAATCCGACAAAAATAAGGCAGAGATAGGTAAGCAAATAGGAAGACCTATTAAAGAAGTAGATGAAGATATTATCGCTAATTTAAGTCAAATTGGATGCACACAGGAAGAAATTGGCAGTATCGTTGGAATATCTGCAAGAACACTACAAAGACGATATGCCGAATTATTAGAAGAAAACAAGAACAAGGGAAAAGCTAGTTTAAGAAAGAAGATGTGGGAGAAAGCTATGAAGGGAGACCCTAAGTTACAGATATGGTTATCCAAACAATATCTAGGCATGAAAGACAGAACTGTTACTGAAAACATTGTAGAACCTTTACCATTAATCATAGAAGCTAAAGCAGAAGAAGTAGATGGCTAAACAAAAATTCACGCACTTCATACCAAGAGATAAACCACCAAAACGAGGTGCTGGAAAACACAAGAAAAGACTAAACAAGCATGAGAAACGACAACGCAAACAAACTAGATACAAAGGACAAGGAAAATAATATGAGTGAAGTAATCGGAGAGAATACATTTCTAAAACTAAGACAGCAAAAAGAACAGATGAAAGCTGAATTAGAACAAGTTAAAATCCAACGAGATATAGCTTTAAGAAAACAAAAGAAACTTGAAGATGCTGTTAAAGAACTTAGAAAAATTATCGAGCAAAGATAAAATAACTTTAAAGTTAGATAAACTTGCTAATCTCTATAATAAAACCAAAAACAACAAGTATAAGTTAGAATGGAATAAGATAATTAATTTATACTTCTATAAGAAAAAAAGTTCTAATATGTAGCTTTATGTGATATTTATGCCACATGGCTAAATACAAAGGAAAAACTGTTAAACTTAATAAACCTTTTAGAACTCCAAGTGCGTCTAAAAAGTTTGGAGTTTATGTTAAGAACAAAAGAACCGGTAGAGTTCAAGTAGTTAGATTTGGTGCTAAAGGTATGAGCATCAAGAAAAATATTCCAGCAAGGCAGAGGTCATTCATGGCAAGATTTAAACCTATTCTTGCAAAGGTCAAAGGACAAAAGAATTTATCTCCAGCTTATTGGGCTGTTCAATCATGGAAAAAAGGTTTTAATATATGATTGATAGATGGCTTTATACATTCTTTGGCTGGATAGACTCATGGTTTGATTGGGTAGATAAACAATTTATTAAACCTACTAAAAAGAAAAAAAAATGAGAGATACTAAAACATTAGAGCAATACAGCAGAAATGCACAAAAGAAATTAAAAGAAATGAACCTATTTAAGTCTTTAAAGAAAGAAGTTGAAACAGGTGCTAATGGTACTCAAAAATATGTAATTAAAAAAGGAATAAACAAAGGTCGTGTTGCAGAATGAAAATATCAGAAAATACTTCGGTATCTTTACCCATAAGAAATTTACTTGCGATTGTAGGGGCAGTAGCAATAGGTGTATGGGCTTATTTTGGCATTATTGAAAGAATAACATTATTAGAAACTGCTGATAAACTACAAGAACAAGATTTACTAGAAGCATCTGCACAAAAGCCAATAGACCAAGAACAGTTTATGTTGCTAGAACACATGGCTGAACAATTAGAAAAATTAACTGAAAGAGTTGATGATATGATGAATAACAAAGTCAATATCAATAGACTACAAATGGATGTAGAACGATTAAGAATAGACACAGAGAAATTAAAAGATTCTGTCAGAGCAAACATAGGTAAATTAAATGGGAATCACTAGCTTAGTATTTGCACTATGTTTATTTATTAATGGCGAATTAGTCGAGCATAGAATACAAGATAGCTTATCTACTTGTCTTAAAATGAAACGAGAAGCAACACGAAATATGGATATGAAGAATAAACAGTTTATGTGTGGAGAAGTAGAAGCTGAATTAGAAGAAAATATTGATGGAAGTAAAACAATTAAGAGAATAGTAACTAACAAATAATTTATGAGTTTAACAATGTACGATTTATTTTATATCTATTTAGTGAGGATTTGTTATAAAGTTATACATTGGGCTACTGGAAAGAAGTCTAAACGAAAGAATAAATGAAAACTTTATTAGTATTTTCTATATGCTCAGCAATCACAGGATTTTGTAATAACCCAACTGTAGTAAAGCCATCATATAACACATGGACAGAATGTGTAGTTGCTGGTAGTGAATTAACAATCGCATTTGCTAAAAGACAAGAAGAACTTTTAAACAACGATAAATTGTATATATCTTATTTCTGTAATGAAGATAACTCTAACAAAACCCCAACTTAAAGTTAGTTCATCAAAAGCAAGATTTAGAGTTCTTATTTCAGGTCGTAGATTTGGTAAGACTTATTTAGCTGTTACTGAGATGATGAAGTATGCTAGTCAGCCGAATAAAAGAATTTGGTATGTAGCACCTACATTTAAAATGGCAAAAGACATCTGCTGGTCAGCATTAAAAGAAATGTTGAATATGTTTAATTGGATAGAGGATATTAACGAAACAACTATGACTATCACAATTAGACAATCCAATAGTACAATCTCACTAAAGGGTGCTGATAATTATGATTCACTTAGAGGTACAGGATTAGACTTTTTAATCTTAGACGAATTTGCAGATATAGATAAACGAACATGGTTTGAAGTATTAAGAGCATCTATTGCAGATAGATTAGGTCATGTTCTTATGTGTGGTACACCTAA